CCCACATGTAGAGCGGACCACCTCGTGGGTTCATTACAAGGTAGTCGCCAAAATTGTCTTGGCTCCACAAGCGCATCTGGATGCCAATTCCCAGACCGGCAGGGGCGGGCTGCCCCCAGCCTATGGCCCCACTGTACTGGTTAACAATCGCTCCCGAATTGTGCGCAACCGCCGTACTCCCTACGCCGCGAACACACCCAGTAAAACTTGTCGGGGTGACGCCGGAGTACGTGATGGATTCACCACCAATACCAATCGTTCCAGAAGCTGCAAAACCAGTAGTGGAGGCGACCGTGATGGTGGTTGCAGTGCTGCTCAAAGCTCCGGCAAGCGTAGTGGTTGCAGAAACCGTTGTTGCTCCGCCCCAGCCACTAGCGCCCCAGCCCACACCCACGGTGTAGATTTCGTTACCGACGCCGATTTGATATGTGAAGGTCGCCGTACCAGCGGTGCCGCTTGAGGTTGCGGGAGACGAGACCACGATGCTGTACGTACCCGCACTCAGGTACGTTATTTGAAACTCTTTGTTGAGCGCTGCCGCTGGGATGCCGTTGACCGCGCCGACCACGCCAGAAATGGTCACAAAATCCCCGGTCTGCGCCCCATGAGCGGGGTCGTTGACAACCACGGTCGTGCTGCCGTTGGTCGTCGTAAAGGCGTTGGTGATCCCCGCGTTGACGTCACGAATGGGTGTCACGTCGTAAAAAGTACCGCCGGTTGTCTGCTGGATGTAGTATTTCAGGTTGGTGCCAAGCGCCATCAGGTTGTAGCCCGACAGCGTAATCCAGTTGAACAACGAACGGCACACACCCCAGAAAGACCCGGAAGGGGGTGGCGCAGCAACACCGTTAAGGCTGTTGTACGTGCCCGTATCCCGCGCCCAACCCCCTATTTTTTCGGGGTAGCCCGAGCGAAAACGCACCTTGTCCATCTCGAACCACGTGCCCTCGTTGGCAAGGCTGGTCGATTCTCGGTTGACACCCGGGCGGAGTTGGAGTTTTTGGAGTGGCATGTAGACCTCAAGCAGTCAGCGTGGTGGCTGCACTTTGGACCTCCGCCACGCGGCGGCTCCAGCCACGCCCAAATGTATCCCATGTCGGCAGCGCACTCAAGAAAGACAGGCGCCGCTTGGCGTAATCCTCGACAAGTTCTTTGGGGTCGTGGGCTTGCACAGCGGCAATGGTTCTCGGGCCGATTACCCCATCCTGCTCCGCGCCAACACACCCCTGCAGAAACCGCACGGCACGGCTGACGCCTGAGTTCACGGCGGTGTCGAAAACGATGTAGTCTACGCCTTCCGGCAGATCGTCGCAACGGGCACGATCCCAGTACATCTGCTTGTACAGCGGGGCCACGGCCTCGGGGGTGAGCGCCCGCATCTCGGCTTCGGTCACTTCGCGCTTGACCCACTCTTCCCAGACCTTTTTGGTGACGCCCAGATTGGTCATGCCGCCGGGATCGCGGGGGTGGTTCACAAACCCGCCTTCGTGATGAAGAACCGCCTTGAGGGCTATGTCAAAGTTGGATTTCATTTCTTGGCCTTCATGTCCATGATCTTCTCAAGCGTGCGGCCCCCGAAGTAGAACGACATAATGAGCATGCCCCACTGCCCCAGCAGCTCGACGTATTTCTCGTTGGCGCTGATACCAAAAGCCGACATCATGGCAAAAATGAAATATGCAAACAGGATGAATATCAGCGTCATCGGGCGGATGTTCTTTGACAGCCACGAGTCGCTGCCCATGTCCGCCTTCAAGCGCTCGGTGATGTTGTTCTGCTCGATTTCAAACTGCTTGGTGTCGATTTCCTTGAGCCTCAGTGCGAGTTCGGGGTTTGCCTGAAGCGCTTGAGTAACCGCCTGCTCAGAGTTCTCAACCCCGAGCTTCTCGGAAATCGCTTTGACAACCAGACCGCCAGCAGGACCCAGAGCAGCCGTCGCCAAAGCTGGCGCGATGTTCTTGAGTATTCCGAGAAGAGTTTCATTCATACCCCGACCTCTATTTTAGTAATCAGCCAACCACAGTTACCGGCACAACGCCGCTAATTGTTGGAACAGAAGTTTGTGGGGGGTTAAGCACGTTATCGACCACTCCATCAGCAATCAGCGTGCGTAGCTTCACGCCGGCGGGCACCATGCTGGGGTCGATCACGTCGCCGGACTTGTCCGGGTTGCGCAACGCGTGGATGCAGTAGGCCACCGTATCGGGAGCGGTTGCCTCAAGTTCGTGCTGAACATCAGCGCGGATGTAGATCATTGCGGGGGCCGTAAAGGTCGTGGAATAGCCGTTGGCCCGCACAATAAGGCCGCCAGCAGCCAGCAATGTCAGATGGTCGAACGAGTGGGTGTGCCCTTGCTCGACATCGCCAGCGGCTTTGAACACCATCATCTTGGAAAATAGATTGGCGACAAGCCCGATTTTTACTTCTGGTGTGCTCATGAAATGCTCCTTGTAATGTCTGCGTAGCCATCCACAACGTACGCCTTGGGAAACAGTCTGCGGATCAGCTGCTCTTGCATAGGGCCGACTGTGTCGCCCTTCCAAACGGCAGCCAATGTTGACGGCTTGCTGTTTGCTGGCCAGCGCTCGAATGTGAGCAGCAGCTTGCGTTCAGGGGCCTCGTTGTTGGTGAACTTGCGGAAACTCTCCCCGCCATGTTGTGCAGGAGGGGTAAGCACATCCCCGAACACTGACCACTCCAAATCACCGTCGCCGGTCATAAACGACTGCAGCACCTCAACGTACGGATGGCCGTGCAATGGTACCGCCAACGGGTTGTGCAGCACATACAGTTCGACTTGGAAGTTTTTGTGTCGAAAGATTGGGAACGTGACGGCATCGTCAGTGACATAAACTTCAACATCGGGCGGGCACATCAGAGGCGCCCCCAAAGCCATATACCACTCAGCGAACTCGCGCAGGCTGCCCCAGTCCTTGGCTTGGGACATTATGGCAGCCCGAAGGCCAGCCAAACCCGGATGCGGATCAGCCTGCATACTCGACCGGGAATTCGTCCGGCCCTGCGTAAAGGGCGTCACCAAACAGCGGTTTGTCGAGTTCGTATTTGAAAACAAACGCAGCTGCTGAGTCGTCTACCATAAACGGAACGGATGGCGCGTTTTGTTGAAGCCATAGCTGCACCGCCAACACAAGCGCTTTCCCAGAAAGCGGTTTGCCCTCTGCGTCGGTTGGGTGCGGCACTGTGTACTTCGTGTACACCGGCGCCTCAACGTCGATGGTGCCATCGCCGTTATCTTTTAAAACTTGAAAGCCTTTTTGCACGATCGCCCCTTTTACCCAAACAGGAAGAACTCAAGATATGTGCGGTTGTACGTCCAAACACCAGCGGGAGCGCCGTAACTGCCCGTTTGATCGCCCGGCCTGAAGGTGTAGTTGCCACCAGACGGGTTGAGCTGCACGTAGGACACCGAGTTGTTGTACCAGAACTCACTGCCTTTTATGATGTTTGCAACGGTGCCGGCTGAAGGCGGAGTCATATCGCCGTCGTAACCACTGCCGGTGGCAAACCACCCAACGCGGCCGGGGGCCAGAGTGCGTGACCACCCCATGGCCATGTTGTTCGTGATGGCGCCCGTGTCGATCGCCCACCGCCCCGGGAGAACTAGCAACTTGGGCCACGACCCGCTGTTACCGCCCGAGCGGGATGCAGTAAGCGCAACCGACGTAATCGCCGTAGGCAGGGACTGCGTATGTATGACCCACCATGACATCTCGTTGATGTTGTAGAGCTGGTACAGAGATAGCCCAACATTTGAACTCATCGACGTTATGGTTGCACTGCTACCAGCAGCAAAGCCAATCAACGTGGTCCAATTCGAGTAGTTTGGGGCCGCCGGGGCTATGGCTCCATTGGTCGTGTAGCTGCTTGTGAATCGCGCAATCGGAGCGTTCATCACATAGGTATCACCCGTCCAAGCCCATGCACCATTATTGGGGTTGTGGAAGAAGTGCGTTGTGCGGTTATTCCACACATGCGACAAGATCGTCGTCGAGGAGCTGGTTAGAAAAGCCGATTCGAGCTGACTGATGCTGATTGGCCCAGCAGTCGGCACGCCGAAGCAACCGACCACATTCGGCACAAAAGCCCCGCCTCGGTAGTACTCGCTGAGAGAATCCGGCGCGGACCCGCCGAACTTGTTGCGCACATCAAGCATCGAGTATGGCATCACACCCCCGCCAGTTTGGCTTCAAGGGCCGCTATGCGGGCTTCGAGAGCAACCACGTATTTGGCTAGCTCTACGGCGGAAACCATCGCGGCATTTCCGTACGCAACAGACATGAAGCCATCTGCGTTGTGTGTGACAGCTTCCGGCAGAAGTGTCTCCAGCGACTGGGCGGACACACCCGTCTGCCGCTCTTCGGAATCAACCCTTGTATACGTCCCGGCCCGAACTTTGGCAAGACGAGGAACAAAAGCGTCTGCCAGCGGCGACCAGTCTTTCTTCAAACGCTCGTCGGAGTATGCTGTGATGTTTGCTACGGCCGTGAAGTTTCCAACCTGGTCGACGTAAATGCAGCCGTTACCGCCTTGGTTCAGAACGTACCAAAGGTTGCTGTTCACGTGGACGGCAAAATCTGCTTGGTCGGTGTCGTAGAACCAAAGCGTTGGCGCGGAACTTGTAATCGACGCAGAGCTACAAGCCATCTCGCCACCGGTAAGGTTGGTCGCGTTCGTAGCATTTGAGGCGGTCACGGCGTTCGTGGCGTTCGTGGCGTTCGTGGCGTTCGTGGCGTTCGTGGCCGTTCCGGCATTCGTGGCATACGCAACGCTGAAATTGGCCGGATTCCAGACGCGCATAGTGTTGCCGTCGTTGGTTCCCCAAAGCCATGTGGGCTGCCCGCTTTGCCCAGCGTACAGCCAATCCGAAGTTGTCGGGTATGGACGGCCGGAAACATTCGACCAAGCCACCGAGCTTGCAGCGGCAGCGGTTCCGGTGACGTTGATGTTCCAAGTGCCGGATGCGCCGACACCTGTCAAAGACGGGGCGTAGCTTCCTATGTTGCCGCTGTTGATGTAGCGCGTCCAGCTAGACCACGTACCTTCGTATCGCCCGCGCATCCAGAGATCGTTGCCGGGAGAGCCGTACGCAATCGCCATCTGGGTAACTGCCCCAGAACCGTTACTGCTGCCATATTCGATGTTGAACGGGTGGTAGTAGACGCCGCTGGGGCCGGGTCCGTTTGTAGCGTTGCCAAGAAGCAGCGTAGTTCCAACACCGGGGATAGTGTTTGATTGGTCATTCCAGTTCAAGACCCCTGCAGTGCTGTCAGTAACAAACAACCGCTTTGCAAAATTGGTAGACGCGGGCACATTCGCTGAGCTGCTCTTCGGTTCAGTAACAGCCGACCCTGCGTTGCCAGTGATGTTGATGCCCCAAGTGCCGGTTGCGCCAGCACCGGTCGTAGACGGCACGTTGGTGCCGATCACCAAACCAAGGTTGGTGCGTGCACCTGCAGCATCCGATGCGCCAGTACCGCCGTCGGCGACAGCCAAGTCCGTGTTCAGCGTCAGGCTCGGGAGGTGGTTGTTCTGGAAAGCAAAGTTGGCACCATCTGACCAAACCGTCACGGTTTTGCCGGGAGGAATCGAAACGCCCGCTCCGGCAGGGGTGGTGTTACCCAGAACCGTCGAGTTGTAGATCGTGGCCGTGTACAGGCTGGCGTTATAAATGACGTACGTCTTCTCGGCCGGGGGCGCGTAGACGTTGAAGTTTGCCGTGGTCGTGGTGGTCAGAGCAAGCGTCTGGTTGCGCGACTCGTCAGCTGCGCCGTTGAGGGCAGTCAGGGCTTGGTTGGCAGAGGTGATGGAAACCGACGTGTACCCGGCAATCGCTGATTCGATCAGCGTGCCCATGTTGGTGTTGGTCGTGTTGCCCCACGTACCGGCCTGATCACCCGTAGTGATCAGCTCAATGCGAAGGCTGGGGGAGTAGGTGCTCATTGCGATTCCTTACGACATCAAACGGGTTTGGCGGGCCACGTCACAACCCACGGGAACGCTGCTTGTGCAGGAACATCCCGCAAGGCTTGGCGATAAGCGCCCCATGCAGCTTTCTGCTCCGCGCTCAGGGGGGCGTCGGGCATCTGCGTCCAGTCACTTGCGGTCAGCCAGTGGTCTCGGTCTTTGCGCACCGCCCGCGAACGGACGGCCTTGCGGCGCTCGTAGTCCGGGGTGTCTTGCTCAACCCAAGTGCCGACATACTTGCCGTCTTGCAGCACCGGCACGCCGGGCTTGTGGTCCTTGCCGTTTTGCGGGTAGTTCGGCTGCTCGACCGCGACGAACCCAGCAGAAATGATGTCATCGTGGGAAGAAGCCGGCGTCAGCGTGTCGGGCTTGCTTTTGATGGCGTCCGAGTAGATGACGGCAGCCTGCACGGCGCCGTCAATCAGGGGTGAGTAGTAACGGTTCATGCAGACCTCTTAGGAGTAGGTGTACCAGAAGGCGATTTCACCGCCCGACGTGGAGATAGACAGTGTGAACGGCGTTGTTCCGGTGGACAGACTCGAAACCGCTGCGGCGTCAAACTCAATAGCAAAGTAGGTGAGGTTATACGCCGAGAAGTACTTGTTATACACAACAACACCGCCAGATGCAGGTGTTGGAGGGTTTGTTTCGTAGTCGCCAGAAAGCGCAACAAACATGTATCCGACCTGCGTAAAACCGCTAACCATAAACGACAGCGATGTCGTCGTCCCCGAAAAGGAATACGGGCTGCTTGGTAGATACGGAGCGGAAACAAATGTGTTCCCAGCAGTGGTAGGGTCGATCACGATAGAGGCGGCATAACCAGCCGAGCTGCCTCCACCGATCACGAGCGGGTCCGTTACAGACCACGTACTTGAGAAATACGTGCTGCCTATGTACGTGGTAATGCCGCCCAGCGAAAACCCGGAGGGTGTAAACATGCCGCTGGACAGATACCCCACCGCCCACATTTCAAAAGCGGAAGGTGCGGGCGCCGTGCCACCCCAATCCGCCGGCATGTTGAGCGTGTCACTGCCAACGCCGGTGTACTCCTGCACGTTTAGCCATCCGGCAGAGGCGGCAGCTGTGGATAAATCCCAAACGCCCGGGGTGGTTTCCGTAATGCTTATCGTACCGTCCGTCGAAATCAACTCTTTAACCACCGGCTCCAAACCGATGGAGTTGGGTGACACGCTGTTCACAACCAAAGCCATCGCGGTTGTTGCAACAGCTGCGCCGCCGGAAAGTGTAAAGTTTCCTGTACCAGTAGAGAGGCCGGTGGTGTAGACTGCGCTCCCTGCACTAGATGCGTACGCCGCATTGGTGGCATTGGCCACAGCGCTGGTCACCTGCGAGCCTGAAATCTGGATTGACGTATTCGTAACCGATGTCACCTGCCCACTGGCGTTGGTGGTGAAAACCGGAACCTGCGACACGGAACCGTAGGTTCCAGCAGTGCCAACTGGGGTGATGCTGAATGTGGTGCCAACCAAAGACAGGCCCGTGCCCGCACTGTACGTGCCGCCACCACCAGAACCGTTTGCGGCTGCTGTAATCCTGCCCTGCGCATCGACCGTGATGTCTGCGTTGGTGTAGGAGCCGGGAGTAACGGCGGTGTTTGCCAGCGAAATCGTGCCGCTGGTCGTGATCGGCCCGCCGGTCAATCCGGTGCCAGTTGCCACGCTTGTAACCGTGCCCGTGTTGCTTGTGTAACCAGACGGGTTAGAAGCGGGGTATGCGCCAAGGTTTGTCAGCGCGGTCGCTGCATCCGTGGCACCCGTGCCACCGTTGGCAACAGCCAGCGCGCCGGTGGTGATGTTGGCTGCATTGGTAGTATCCACCGTTGCCGACGCGGCAAGGCCAGAAACTTGTACGGACGAAATTGCAATCGGGTTAGCCGCAACCGACGTGACCTGCCCGTAGCTGTTTGTGACAATGCTCAGCGCCGAGCTGGTGGAGCCGTAAGTACCTGCGGTGCCAACTGTAGAAAGACTAAACTGCGTACCAACCAGCGACAACCCGGTGCCAGCCGAATAGGTGATGGATGCGGACACCTGCACAAACGTGATGGGCGTCGTACCGAAAGTAATCGTACCCACGGTATTGCAAACATAGGTCTCGCCTGCTCCGGTAGCACCTGCCTGCACAAAGAAAGCGTCGCCCTGACCCAGCGCATCGGGGTCCTTCAGGCCGTAAGAATCCGCATCTCCCGCACGAGTCAAAACCCAGAATGTTGACGGAGACCCCGTGTTGGTGACTTCATACACGCCGTTTTCAACAGGGTCCGTCTGGTTGTACACCAAGACCCGGTCGCCAAGCGAAACCGTAAAGCCGTCCACGACCAGATCGCCAAAAGTGTAGGCGGTCAAAGTTGCTCCGACACCTGCCGTGCCGTTGTTGTATGTGGCCGGCAAAGAGCCTTGCGAAGCTGGGACTTCGTACTTTACCGGGGCGTGGTACGTGACGCTCTGCGCAGCCAACGCATCTACATACGCCTTGTTGGTCAAGTCGTTGTTGGTCGTAGGGGCGGTGGACACTGTGCCCGTTGTCAGCGACACAGAGGTGATGTCCGTGTTGGCCCCAGAGGCGGCTGCCGACAGATTGGACCGTGCAGCGCCTGCGCTGGACGCCCCGGTACCGCCATGCAAAACAGGCAGCTCACCATTAAGCCCGGCCGTATTTGCCAAGTCCAGCTGCGACCACGAAGTGTCGGTGCCGTCGGTTTGTAGGTACAGCCCGGTCTGCAGGCTTTGCGAAGGAGCCAACGCATTAAACGCAGCATTGGCCGTGGTTTGCCCAGTACCGCCGTTGGTGATCGCCAGCGTGCCATCCAGCGTAATCGTACCGCTGGTAGTGACCGGACCGCCCGAAGTGGTCAAGCCGGTGGTGCCGCCAGAAACATCCACAGAAGTCACCGAACCGACGGCGGCTGTCTGCCACGAAGTGTTGGAGCCATCCGTTGCGAGAACTTTGCCAGCGTTGCCAGTCTGGCTGGGCAGCAGGTTGTTCAGCGCACCCGACGCCGTGGTCTGCCCCGTGCCGCCAGAAGAAACCGGCAGAGCGTTGGTCAGCGCCACATTCTGGGCCGTGTCGATCGAAATCGCGGTGCCCGCGCCGGAGCCCAGCTCAAGTTCGCCTGTGGTGTCACCATCAAACTTGAGGGAGGTCAGGTTGGTGGTTCCTGCGGAAATCTTACTCATGATGCTTCCTGTTAAGGTGTGGCGATCAGCCAGTACTGGCCAGCGGCAACAGTGACGGACGAGCCCGGTGCAATATTAATCGGACCCAACGACAGCCCGTTGGCCAGCGGCGGAATAACGAAGTTGCCTTCTGCCTGCGTGGAGTACACCCCAACAGCCAGATTCGCATTGGCCTTGTTGGCTCCGCGCATGACATTGTCTAAATCGACGAACACCGTGCGCTCGGCCGGCTGCGTGACAAAAATGTCTTTGGTGCCAGCAGAAAACGACACCGGGGAACCACTGTTGCTGGAGGCCAGAACAACATCACGGCTGAGCGAGTCGGTGCTCAGGGTATACGTACCAATACCGACTTCCCACTGGCCGGTGGCCGCCGACGCCACCGAGTAGTAGGTCTGGTTCCCGTCTCCAATCACCGAAAACGGCTGATACGACAGCAACGCCCCGTCCAGAACGAACGAGCCAAGCCCTGTCGTATCAGTCGTTTCTCGTACGCGATCTGCAAGAACAAGTGCCATGTGCGTCAGATGTTGTCAATGATTTCCCAGTCGGGGCCCTGATCGTTGTCGATCACCTGCCAGTTCGCCGTCTGCTCGTTTCCGATGGTTTGCCAGACAACGCCCTGTGCGTTCTGTATCAGCGTCCAGTCGGGGGTTTGGGTGTTTGCGATATTCTGCCAGTTTGCCGCCTGCGTGTCATTAATAATGTCCCACAGGAACCGGCCGACGAACTTGGCGTCCAGCGTGGTAGCGCGATCAAAAACGCTGGCAAACACTTGGGCGCTGGCCTGCGCCAGATCGGAGAGCTGCGCACCATCAGAAAACGCCGGATACAAATCCGCATTTGTGGGAACGCTGTCGGAAATTTGGGCGCTGTCCGCAAAGAAAACTGCCGTGTCGGCATTGGTGAAAACCTCGTCCAGCGCCCCGGCAGCCTCGGACACCGTGATATTGAGCGACGACCCCACATCGACCGTGTCCGCCGCCGTCACGTCTTCCGCAACAAACCGGTTGAAAATGATGATGCTGGAGCTTGCGTCGTCTGCAGCCGCGCTGTCCGTAACCAAAATCGCGTAATCTTGGTTACCAAAAACCTGTGCTTGGATGGCGGCCGTATCGGCAAAATTTACCGCGAAACCGGCCGCCGCCTGCGGGGCGTCAAAAATGCGAACCTGCTCTTGCACGCGCACGGCATACGTCGGTGCGCTGGAAAAAACAGCCGCCGCTTGCGCGGATTCAGAGACGCTCGCGGTTAACGAGGCCCCTCCAACCGACGCGTACGGAACTGCTGCATACGGGGAAAGGCCGAACATACGCCCGTGCGTTAAGCGCTAACCAGCTCGTTTTCGTCGAACCAGCGCTGTTGGGTTTGTCCCGAGCCGTCCACCCACTCGATGCAGTACTGCACAGTGCCGTCGTCCAGCATGCGCAGTGCCAGCACGGGTCCCTGTGGAACAACCACCGCCAGCTTGACGGTGTCGCCTTTTTTGAATTTCGCGGCCATGCAGCCTCCTTACAGAGCGTCCAGACTGAACGTGTAGGTCACGGTCAGGGTGTCACCGCTGACCACCGAGCGATCGCCGGGAGCCTGAAAATCGGCAGCCGAGAAAAGCAGGCCGGTCGTACCGCCCTTGGTGTTGCTGGTCGTCAGGAACGCCCCGCCAACCGTGACCGAGCCGTTGATGTTGAACGTGGCCGGCGCAGCGGCGTTGGTGGCTACCGAGGGGTCGGCAGTGGTGGGAACACCAAAAGTACAAACCGGCCGGCTGACCTGCGAATACGCCGTGATCTCCGTCCATCCCGGATGCGACGACATCGTGTCCGAGGCGGCGGGGGTGTTGCTTGCTGCCGGGCCGTACAGACCGATGTACCATGCGGCCGTGTAAGCCGAGCCGGTGAAGTACTTGGCGTTCATGTCCTGCAAGCCGACGTTGACCACGAGGTTGTGCTTTTCAGCTTCCCACTTCAGGTTGCCGTCTTTGTCAAAACACTGGACGTGGAACACGCCGCCAGCACGCACGCCGTCGGAGGAACCCTTGCCAGCAGACACGGTGCCGACTACCAGATCGCTAGAACCAACATGTTCTGTGGTCATGATGAATCCTTATACAAAACGAATGAGCGCAGCGGTGGCCGTGTTGGCAGGCATCTGCACAGTGAATGTGGTCGTGGCGGTCTTGTCGGACCCAAAGTCGAGCACGGCGATGGACTTGTCGCCCTTGCTGGAATTGTAAATGAGGGCCCCACGGGCTGTGAAGGCTGCCGGGTCCCACGAAGCGTTGGCGAAATTGACATACGCCGTGGTGCCGGAAGTCAAAACAGTGACGTTCGTGAGGACGACGCCCCCTGCAGAGTAGCCCGTCCCGACAACCTCGTTGGCCGTGCTGTACACCGTAGTAGCGGCGTTGAGATCGGCCTCGGCCGTATACAGCGCCATCTTGAGCGTGTCGGTCTCAAGGTTGTGAACCCCAAGCAGGACCTCCTGCTTGAAGCTCGTGGTAAGTGTCTGGTCAAACGACATATCAAGTCACCGCCTGTCGGTACTGCCCAGACCGGTATGCGTCTTGGCGCTCCATACCATCGCCCAGACGTTTTGCCAGTGCAAGCGCTTCTTTGTACTTGGTGTCGTACAAAGTCACCATGTCCGCCTCGCCCTTCATGAACGTGTACGCTTCCACGAGGCAGCCGTAGAGCAGCACCGAGTCGAAGTTCTCGCTCAACCACGTGATCCCGGCCGTCACGATCGACTCCGGGTAATAGTAGTAGTGCAGCTCAACCGAGTACGGCCCGTTGGGTGTGGGGCCCAGAATGAACGACAGCTCCGTCGTGATGGTCACGCCGGAAGACGTGGGGCCAAACAGCGCATAGTAGCGCGGGGCACCTGTCGTAGCGGGATTCGGGTATGCCTGCCGGATGAAGTTCACATCCTTGTTGAGCAGGTACTCGTAGTCACCTTGGAAGTTGACCACGCCCGTCGTGAAGCCGGACAGCGATTTAGACACCGTAACAATGTCGCCCACAAGGCTGACGACCGTGGTTCCGCTCTGGATACCCGGGCCTGTCACGTTCTGGTCGACGATGATGCCCGTCGGCGACGTCACCTGCATGGTCAGATCGCCGGTCTTGGTAGCCGGTGTCGACGCGTTGGAGAACGTGGCGATCGAATAAACCGCCAGAAAGTCCGTAGGGCAGCTCAGGTACTTGATGCCTGTGCTGGTGGCCCCGGTCACGTTCTTGCGCAGGGAGGGGAACTGCACCGTGTTGTAGATGCGCTGCTCAGCCTGCTGCACAAACAGCGGGATGTTCGCAACGAAATCCGGCTCAAAGTTCTGCGTGTAGTCGCAGATTGCCGCTTGCAACTGGGTGTAGTTCATTCAGACCTCAAGCCATCGGGCCGCGAGCCATCACGCCTTTGGTGGCAGCGCCAGTACCACGGATTTTGATGCCGCTGGTCTTGGTGGGTTTGTAGTCAGCGCTGCGGCTGTTGGCCACGGACAGCTCGGTATCGCGCATGTTCTTGCGCTGATCGGCCTTGCCGGCCTCTTCCAGAGGCTTGTATGTGGGGTTACGGTAGGTTGCCATATCAGCCTCGCTTTTGTGCAGCCACTTTGGCCAGATTGCGACCGAGCTTGAGCATGTCGCTGTTGGTCTTGCCCTTGTTGCCGGGGCCGGGACCCTTTTGGGTAGCCAGCGTGGGGCCAGAATCACCGAGGTTTTTGCCGTCGGTCTTGCCCTTGCGGGTGATGCCGTCAGCTGCGCGTTTGTATGCCATTTTGGGCTCCTTGCGGCTTATGCCGCGACAATGGTTACTGTACCAAGTTCCGTCCGACAAACCAAGTTGTTTGGCGTCAGAGCGTCATCAAAAAACTTAGAACCACCCACTGGGTTCCAGCCCCACTGGATGTCCCGAGAACCCCCTGTTGGGTTGCCTGCGGCGTTCACGCCAGCCGTCACGTACGTCGTGTCCCGGCGAGGGTTGCGAAGCGCCTGCGGGTCGTCCACCGGATACATGCCCAGCTGCAACTGCGGCTGATCGGGGTCCCAGCATGTCGGGCAAACCAAGGCGTTGTACGTCTTGGTCTTAATGATCTCCTTCTTCAGCTCGGTTAGCTTGAACCTGAACCCGCACCTATCACAAATAGCAATTGCATTTTTGCCGGAAGCAAACCGGTTAGCCATGGGCCACCTCCAGCAACGTCTTCTGTGCGGCACGAATGCTGCGAAGTGTGTGCATCACATTTCTACGGGCTACTCGTACATCTTCAGGCATCGGGCGGCTTCTGCAAAAGCGCACGCCGACATCAGGGAAATCTAGTGCTACACGTACCTGCTCCGCCTTCACCACAACATAGGGCTGAATTGCCTGCAAAAAAGCATGCGCTTCTGCGCTCGTGGCTTTCCACCGCCACACCAGAATAGCGCCGCGCTTTCTCAGGTAAGAGTCCGACGTGGCGGTTTTGTCTGGGGTGACGTTACCGCCAAAACGCTGCTTTAGCAAGTGTAAAGCCGCCGGTTCCTGCTGTGTCACAGTGGTGAACAGCTGGTATACCGTCTTATTCGAACGTTCAGATACCAGCACACAACCTTCTCCATCAAAAAAGCCAGCTGCCCACGCCAAAAAAAGACGATCGTCCATTTACGTGCCGCTCCCCAGATACTGCCTGCGGGGCACAAAGCGCTGGGCTGCCGTCTCACGGTCCTCCGTGGAAGCCAGTTCCCACGCCTCATCGTACTGCTGCTTGAGAATCTGAATTCGGTCCATCCCGCCCGGAACCTTCATGGCCAAGTAGTAGGCCAACCCAGCAATCATGCAGGGCAGAAAGCGGAACGGCATGTCCATAGTGTCAACACCGGAGCCAGCGTTCTGGATACGACGCATGCGCCAGTACACCAGAATGTACTGCTGGGAATCGTCCGGCACCGGCCAGACGGTGAAACGCGGGGTGTTCAGGCGCTCGATCCAAATCTGGATGGGCCGGCCCTGCGCCAGTTTGTTCGGAATGGTGGCGTAGGTCGAGACGCTGATCCGTGTGATGGTCAGGTCTGCCTGCGTCGATTGCTGCCCAGCGCCCGTGCGAATCACGTGCTCCAGCAGGTCCACCGTATCGGTCGGCAGCTCGTACGTAGCTACGCCCGGGGTCAGAATCTGCTGGCCCTGCTCGAACGTGAACATGTTCACGCCCCGGTTGGCCCAGTCAGCAAACATGAGGTTGAGGGACCGCCTTGCCGTGCGCAGGTCATACCCCGTGCGCATCTCGGAGCCGACGCGCTCGAAAGCCTCCTCAACGATCTCGGTGAGGTCGGGGTTGAAATTTGCTACGCCGGAGGTTGACATGTTTAATCCTTCTTTGCGGTGACAACATCGTCGCCCTTGCGGACCGTCACCTTGTCGCCTTCGACATCCACCCGCATGGGCTGCTCTGCCCGGTCGAGCTTGTCGAGCTTGTCGATCAGCTGCTTCATGACCTCAAATTCGGGCTTGTCCTGCTTGGGCGAAGCCCCGGCAATACCGTTGAGCAACGCAATCAGGGCAGTCAGGGCGGCGGAAGCCAGCCCGATCACAGCGGCAATCTTGGACTCCTCCAGCACGATGCTGGCGCCAACAGCCACAACCACGATTACCGTGATGTACAGCAGGCCGTGCTTGCCGATCGCCTTGCCAGCGACTTCTTTTGCGGACGAGTGTGCCTCCAGCCGCGCCAGCTCAGCTCGGGCTTGTTCGCGCAAGAGTTTAATCTCATCCATCACCGGAACCTCGCCGTCTTCTTTGCGACCGTCTTGGGCTGCGCCACAAACTGCTTGCCTGCCTTCTTGCCAGCCCGTTTTGCCCGGGTTGTGGCCGCGTACTCAGCAGGCGAAAGGGACTTGATCGCTGCCTCGGGCAGATACCGCTCCCCCGTCTTGGAAGACGGTTTGCCAGACTTGGTGGTCCACTTCTGGGCCGTCCAGTCCTTGAGCGATTTCTGGGGCGCTTTCATCCCTTGTACCCGCCGCCTTTTGCTTTGTACTGCTTGGCCAGCAGCTGCGCCTTGCGGGCGCTCCACTGCCCAGCGGCCGTGCCTTGAACAGCCTGCCCCTTGATCTTCTCAAAGAGCGACTTGCGCATGCCAGGCTTGGTGTAATTGCCAGCCTCGTTGACCTTCGACGTGCTGCCGCCCTTGGCGTACATGGTCACGTCGTTCGGGTTGTCTTTGCGGACAACCGTCTTGGCTTTTGGCATCTTGCTGGGGTTTACGGCCCCCATGCCACGGCTGGCCATCATCTCAATACACCTTGGCAGCGCGAGCACCGCGCGCTTTGCCCCAACCTTTGGCCTTCACCGCACCGCCTTTTTTCATCGGTTGGCCTTGACCGGATTCGGCAATTGCTCGCTGACGCTCTTCCTCAGCCGCATCGCGCTGTGCACTGCGAGCAATTGCCGAAGGCAAAAGACCGCCAAAGCCCTTGGCCATGAGCTTGCCCATGGCACCTTCGCCGGTCAACATACCGGCCAGAGGAGAAACGTCACCGAGTTTCATGATTACACCATCCTACCTTTAGTTTTACCGCGCTGAGCGCAGCCGTCAGCAGCTTTCACGTAGCCGCCTTTGGCCTTCTTCACCGGGGCGGGGGCCTGCTCGGTCGAGGTCAGCGAGCGCACGTACGCCTTGTCGGTCGCCTCAGCGGCCTTCTTGTCCTCGATCATTTGCCTTGCGGCGCGTTCTGCGGGGCTCATAGCGACTCCTTATTTGCACATGCCGCCGCGCTTCATGGCGACCTGCTTGGCTTTGGTTTTGCCCTTAGAGGCAACGCCATCAGCGGCTTTGTGACCAGCGGCCAGACCGCCAGATTTCATGCCGGCGTGGGCCTTGGAAGCGGGAGCAGCAGCGTGGGCCTTCAAAGAAGAAGCGATGCCGCCCTTCTTGTAGCCCTTGGCTTCAGCCATCTCGTGCTTGATCATGGACTTGGGAGCGCCAGCTTTCTTCATGAAGCCGACTTCCTTTTTCACCATTGCTTTGGACTCTTTCATTTCGCCACCTTTTGCAAATTTGCGGCCCTTGTCCGCGCTGAGAAATTCTTTGCCCACCGAGGCGGGCACCCCTGCCTTCTTGGCAAACGCGGGGTTGTTGGCCACCGCCGCCATGAAGTTGCGCTGCTTTTCGCTAGTTGAGGGCACTTCGCTGCTCCTTCATGAACGCGTCCAGCTTCTCATCCAAGCGATCCAGACGCTGGATCACTCGGTTGATGTCGCTGTGCACATCCGCCTTGGTCACGTACTCCTTGGCAATTTCTTCCCGGGTACGGTTGAGCAAAATCTGAATTCGCTTCATTTCGTCCACCGTGGCCTTGACCCACATGAGGATCAGAGCCGAGATGAATGAAAGTACGACGTTCCACAGCATCAGTTCCATCTGCCAACCTTCAGCAGTTCCAAGCCCGAAGGCTCTTGTTGATCCTTGAATTCGGGTCTTTGGCTGTCTTCTCGCTGGTCAGCTTCTTCTTCATGCCTTCCATACGAGCGCAGAAAGAGTCGCGGCGTTTGCCGCCCTCGGGTTGAGGAGCTTTCAACCCGGGCTTGCCCGGGTTTGCCTTGTTGTAAGAAGCCCGACCCTTGGCGTTCAAGCCGCCCTTGGGGTTCTTGCCTTCTTTGCGCGTCCATGCTGGTGACTTAGGCATAGAACACCGTCACTTTGGCGTTGGTCAGCGCCACGTAGACATCCGTCTCAAACAGGATGCCATCCGCAGGAACGACCATGGAAAAGGTTTCGCCGTTGGCGGTGGTGTTGATCGTCATGATCGTCGTGCCGCCCGAGCCGCCGTCCCGGAAAACGACGCTGCCGGCAGAGGTGCCGGGCTCAATCAACGCGCCACGAACACGGGTACGCTGATTGAACGCGGTGCCTGACGCAGCCAGCGATGCGGCTCTGATGTCAGTTTGCATACCCATGTCGGGCTCCTATCAGGCAGCAGCGATGACGATCACGCCATACGAAGCCGAAGCCGGGTCCACCGGGCTGGCGGTGATGTTCGAAGCGCGGATGGTGACGGTGTTGGCAGCCGACACAAAAGCGTTGAACACCAGACCGGCAGCGGGGGCGGCAGGCAGCGACATCATGACTTCATCACCGACGGCAGCGCCGGTCACGGTGATGGTCAAATCAGCTTGGGAAACAGCGGAAATGGAGCCGAAGTCCAGAGTCGCGGTGGCGGTCAGAACTTTGGTGATGGTGGCGGAGCCGGTGCCAGAAATGAAGCCGTTTTGCGAAACGACGGGACCGGAGAAGGTAGTGCGTGCCATGAATTCCTCACATGCGAGCGTTGGGGGCGTTCTGTCTGCATGTCGTCAGCCGGGACTGTCAGAACGCCGGATGACCCCGGGTTGGCTGCAATATAACCCAAAAGAAAAGGGGGCACAAGGCCCCCTTTTCACTTTTCTTCTGGTGCGGATTAGGCGCCAGCAGAACCCCACATGCCGAGGGGATCGGACCAGCCGAAGCTGTAACGCTCGCGGGCCTTGTAGCGCACGTTGCCGGTGTCGAAGTCACCGTCCATCGAGGTGGACAGAGCCACACGCTCGAAGTGCTTCAGACCGTTGGGCACGTCTGTGGTCAGGAACCAAGCGTTGCTGTCGGTCAAGAAGTGGTTGACGGTGTAGCCTTCGGGGATGGAACCCAGCTGCTTCAACGCGTTGATGTCGTTGTCGGCAGTAGCCACGCGCAGTTCGGTGTCCAGCAGACGCTTGGCAACGAACATCAGGCTCGGAGGAACAACCAGCTTGCGAGGCTTGGCAGCGATCAGCAGACCACGTTCGTCGGTCCACGCAGCGATCTGAATCACGGCGTTTTCCAGCGAAGTTTCGTTCAGATCGACACCAGTGGT